TCATAAGCCATTATTCCAGCGATAGCTAAGTCGATCTTTTTCGCAGATGACTTATTGATCTTTGTTACTACTGTTCCTTGAGGAGTTTCCTTAGGTACGCAGTTGATCAAGTGTTGAAATAGGTTGAAATCACCATCATGAGTCATTCTCTGATCCATAACTCCAGTGAAAAACCTAGAACAAGCTTGTGCCATCTTTTTTCTATAATTTGCTTCAAAATAAAGGATCATTTCTTCTCCATATCTATCTTCAAGCTCTGAGAGTTCGTTGTGCCATCCCATTGGATCGACTACAAACTCAACAACTTCATATTGTTCGAATATACTTTCGATTCTTGCAAGAACCTCATCACGAGGAACTTTCCAAAGCTGATTTTCATTAACTGGTCTTTCCCAGTGTCCCATAACTTCAAAATGGGGGATCTCATCCATTGTTAACCCAACTAATGCAGTTGAGTCTCTTGAGTATGATCCATCAAACGCCAATATGATCTTAGATCCTTTAGAGATCGTCTGATCAGCTTCGCATTTCTCCCAAGTACCAGCTGGAAGCCATCTTTCAGATGTTGTTGTCCATTGATTTAGAAAATATCGTCTAAATTCATTTTCTGGAATCTGATGATAAGCTCTTTCAAGCTGTTCACCATCAACAAAATCATGAAGAGCTGGATTACTTTGCTCAATAGCTTCTTTTCTTTGATCATCATCTGTTATATCCAGTTCAGAATCAGCTTCATAAATCTTATAATAAAATCCATCATCCTCAATAGATCCCTCTTCTATTCCTTTGGCGTACTTCATCATCCTATAAGCGAGACTATTTTCAACTCCAGCTGTTGTGATGTTTATTCCAATAGTGTTTGTTCTTTTTCTTAAACCGTTCTGGATCACCAAATGAGCTTTTTCTTTTTTTCCAGTCATTTCGTGGATCTCATCAAATACTGCAAAAGGTGATGGTCTTAATCCGTCATTGACTCCAGCAACACAAGGAACTCTCATGATTAGAGCGTTTGGATTGTCTTTTAATACGATCTTTCGATCATAAGCATCTACAAAGTGCTTTAATTCACCATTCATGATCATTGCCTTAGCAGAGTTGAATACAAGATCCGCTTGATCATAACTTGAAGCAACAACTGGGATCAATGGAGCTGGATTATCAGTTCCCATTAAACCAAAAACAGCTAAAGCTCCAGCTAGTTCAGTTTTTCCATTTCCTTTTGGCAAAGATATATAAGCAGTGTGATGTTTAAAAGATCCATCTGGTCTTAACTCAAATAGCTCTCTTATGATCTCTTTTTGCCAATCCCTTAAAATAAAGGGATCTCCTAGATAGTCTCCAGAAGAGAAAACGCAGAACTTCTCAATAAAATTAATAACTCTGTTTCCTAGTGTTTTCATATATCAAACCTATTGCAATCAAAACAAACAGCTGAATTCTTTAGATCTTTATTGTGATATAGATCAATAAGCTTGATCTGTTCACATTTAGAACATTTCATCTGTTTTTTTGTGCATGTACAGTGGTCAGTGCAACAACAAGACCAGAAATGACCATCTTCACGATAATTCTGGTTGTTTTCAATAATTCTTTTAACATAACTCATTCCTCTTCGTCCTCTTTCTGTGGAATCCACGAGAGATGTACTTTTGATCCATCATCTAGATAGATCCAAGTCTCATTCACTCTTCTTCGAGTTGTGCATTCAAATCAGCTAGAGATTTCTTAGCTTGAGTTAAACTTATTCCCAATGAGATCCTAGATTTAGGACTCATACCGATTCGATCTTCAATTTGTCTGATCTCAGCATCAATCTTTAATAAAGCTGAATAAAGTGGATTGATTACTACTTGACCTTGTGATCCAACAACTAAACGATCCTTTTTTGCTTGTTTATAGATCCTTTCACGCTCATCAATGAGTGTTGCAAGTCGATAAATAACCTGTCCATCCGATTTAATATCAACAGCTGATGCTAATTCACTGTTCCAGAAGTCTTCCCACCACAATTTCGTGATTTTTAGGTATCTTCCCTTTAATATCGGAATATCTCGCTTTTTATACGCAGACATATCGACCAACTTAGGTCGAATTCTGTGCTCTCTATGTTCAATTTTTTTTGCGTTAGTCATGACCTTAAATTTTAAGAACCTTAAAAAAAATACTTTTTTTTGAAAGTCTCCAGACTATACAAGTACAAAGAGAGGGGGCATCGGGATACCGTCAGAGCCTATATATAGGCACTTTTGATCCCCCTTACCCTTTAGGCTTCAGATCAGTGATCTAATTTGTCGATTATTGTCATCTCCCAAGCGGTTTCCGAAGTATATAGAGTCATTTCTACTCACAATTTTATCTAGATCGTAGCTTGTTTGGAGCTGTTGCATGACCGACACAAGACGATTAAGTCTTGGTATTCATCTCCACCCTTTGAAGTTGGGATCGGATGATCAGCAGTTAGATCAGTGCTGAAGTGTGGATCTTTCTTATAACCGAAACAGATAAAGCCATACATTCTTGTATGTCTCTTGATTGTCTCTTCACGATACTTCCTCTGCTTATAAGTAATCGACTTTCTTATCCTCTTTGGTTTTATATGTCTATGTTCTGGACACTTTCTTTGAAGCGAAACTTCCCCACAGTGTCCGCAAAAAAACTTAGGCATTTTCCTTTTTATTTCTTTTAATAGTTATCAGCATTGCGATTAACATCTCAATCATTAGGGAGCGACTTGCCTTTGTGCTTCTAATAATCTGTCCTCGTATGTACTTAATTGCCATTGGAAGTTATCCATTCTCTCCTCATAGCTCTTAATGAAATCTTCTTGGCGATCTATAACAGCTGTTAGATCTTCAATCTGTTTGTTTAATTGATCTATCTCTTCCTTAGCTTCAACTGAAAGCTCTTGTTGTATTACTGTTTCAACAGTCTTTAGCTGTACTTCTTGCGATCCTTTATTATCTAGCGTTGTGATCTGTACTGCGATGAACCCAAAGATTAGGATCAGTACGATTGTTGGAAGCAAGAAGATCTTAGGTAGTGATCTCAATAGTCCATATCCAAATACTCTACTTGGAGAGTTTGATCTGGCATTAAGAATATAGGGGAGTTGTGTGTCTGTCCCATTTGCATAATGACATCCTTGTATAAGAACTCTGAAGCTTTAGTAGGTCTCATATCTTCTAGACCAACGAGATCTAAGACACATTGTCTGAAGTCATAGATCGCTACTGATTTAATTCCATTCGTACCCACGCCAAGATATGCTGAATGAAACTGAGGAAACACTTTGGCTTCTGGATTCATTTCAGCTAAATAGCTATAACTAGGATGTTCTTTTGCTGTGATCATATCTTTCTCCGATTAGAGATAGTTTTGGATGATTAGTATTAATATACCAAAGAATCTTGGACATTCTGAAAAGTTGCCCATATTTGTTGATTATTTTTTTTCCCACGCATCTACTTGATTAGTGAGTGTTTTTATATATTGCGGAACGCAAATATTATTATCTTATCTTAAGTTATCTTATCTTATCTTATCTTATCTTATCTTATGTCCGTTTTCCGGACGGAAACCTGTTGGAAACCGGACGGAAACCTGTTGGAAACCGAATGGTTTTTCAATAAGAAATCCGCCCCTGCAATTCTTGACTTAAGTGGTTCAAGATTCACGAAAGACGGATCTCTTACTGTGTATTATAATATAATCTGTTACTGATGCGGATGTAGTTCAACGGCTAGAACACAGCGTTGCCAACGCTGAAATGCGAGTTCGATTCTCGTCATCCGCTCCATTTACTTATCTTTAATTTCGCAATAACAGACATAACCTATATGAATAGTGCATAAAGGAATTATTCCTATGATTGCATATAGTAACCAGTCCATTATTTCATTAGATCACCAAGATCAGCTCCATAAGTACATGGATCGCACATGATCTGATTCTCCACATTCATTCTTCTCTTTTGAAGACATACTGCACAATGATCCATTATTTCACCTCACAGATCTCTTGATGTAGCTTTTTATCAGCTTTCTTTTCAGCTTCAAAGCTATCCACTCGATCATAGTATTTATCATAGATCCAGTCGTTAAGACTCAACTGGTTATCGCAGATCCTACACTCATGGATCGAGTTATCTAGTACTTCTTGCTCTCGGAGACTCTCATTGAACATTATTCCTCTGGTATCTTCAAGATCCATCGTTTTATCTCCTTAGTTCACGGAGATCAGACAAAGCAGATCTAAAGGGGATAACCCTCTTGATCTCTCTATTCTGATCGCCAAATTGTACTCTTGTTTTGATTAGTCTTACTTGTTCGTCCATTACTATCATTATTCGCTCCCTGTTATACATTCGAGACATCTTTTGTCTCCAACTAAATAGACTGTGATCTCTTTATCACAATCACCACATCGTTTTATTCTTCTTGAGTCCTTAGAACTATATTTGCCCCAAACCATTAGGATTGATCCTTACTGAATTCATCCGCCATAGATTTCTTAATTTGATCACTCTCTTGGATATAATATTCCCTAGTCACTCGGTCATTTTTGTGACCTAAGTGATTAGCAATATCAGTAGAGCTCCACCCAAGACCAGCTAGTACTGTTGCACTTGTGTGTCTTGTATGTTTTGGAGTTGGTAGTGGTTTCTCAATTCCACAAAGTTCTTGGACTCTTAGCCAATTCCCTCTGAAATAATAGGCATTCAACATCGTTCCTTTTTTATCAGTGAAAATATATTGATCTTTGTGGTATGTTCCCCACATATCTTGCATCACTGCAATTTCTTTGATTAGATCAAATACTTCATCTTGGACTTTTTGAATCCTCTGAGAAGAGCTTTTAACTTTTGTCTCTTCATAAGAGTAAGCTTCGACTTTTAAGGTCTTATTATTTAATTTCTCTCTTCTGCCCATAGATCTATCGATCTTCACAGTCTTATTCTTATAATCAAATGAAGAATGCTTTAGTGCCATGATCTCACCAGATCTAAGTCCTAAAAATAGCCCTATGAGGAATCTTGCATACCATAAGATCTCTGGAACAGATCCACTTGCAGATCTTTCCACCCAATGACCTTTTCTTGACCTCGCTCCTTGCGGATGATCATAAGTAGGAGTCGGCTTGATCCATATCTTGATCTTTG